AGTAGAAAGAGTTCTCTGGGCTGTACACAGAAGCCGTCTGACAGGTCCGGTTGTCTATTGAAGCAATCAGTTCAGTCTTTACGTTTAGACTCAAGTCGGAAATAGGTAGTGACTTCTCTTGTACCGTCCGACCAAAGCTCCTGAGGCCATCATCAGACAGAAACAGAACGTCCGTACCGATGCCCTGCACAGAGTTTCTACAGATACAACCCACGCCAGCAATAGTGTCCTCTAGGACCATCAGAGCAGGACTGAAGGCGTTACCGTAGACAAGTATGCTGTGCTTACCTAAGATAATCAGCTTGTCGTTGTGTGCTACTAACGCTCTAACCTCGTCGTACCCGTCAGGCCACGCTTTAGACACGTTAATAGACCCGCTAGAGCCTCCTGAGAAGTCTGTGCCTATCAAGAGGTCAGACCAGTACACAGTCTGTGTGTCGCTCCCGTTGTCTACAACAAACAGTCTACCGTAAGCCGCCAGAGCCTCGTTACAGAACAAAGCAGTATTCGTGGGTGAGCCAGTGACATCACCAAACGTCCTGAGGCCTGTGGCGTGGTCGTACACGAGGGGCTCTAGGCCTCTCTGGAAAAAGTAAGCCTTCTCGTTGAAGTTCACAATCTTCCAGTTGTCCCCAGTGACCGTGTACCCTGAGGGAGTGATGTCAACTAAGGTGTCATCGGGATCTACAGTCGTGGTAGTCTTGAATATCTTGTTGTTACCCGCGACAAAGATTTCTTGGTTGCCCGCGTCATCGTAAAAGTGATGAACCTTGTTGGCGTAGCTATCCCCAAGGAGTGTCTTATCCGCAGTAAACAGATCTACACCCTTACGAGCCGCAATACGCCCACGCTTGTCAATTACAGCGTTGTCAGCAACGTCTGCAAAAGAGAAGTCCTGCCCGATAGGGGTGTCCTCTGTGTTGACTCCCTTGAAACCCGGAGCAACTAGATTAATGCTTTGTAGTGGCTGTGCCATGCACTAGTCTCCTTAAGGAGTGTACCAAATGGTTTCTTCGGGGTGCTTCTGTGCGTCCAGAGCGATAGCGTCACTCAGTACCTTGTCAGCAATAGCAAAGTACTCAGGAGTAGACGTACCTCCCGTCTCCCCACGCTCACGAGACGCTAAGGCCACCGAAAGGTGTAGCACAGGCAAGTGAGGAATGACTACCTTATCTGCGTCGTTCTCAAGCATCTTAGGACGAAACACGGTCCCAGATCCCTCCTTGATCTCCCCTCGGTTAACTATCTTGAAACACAAGCTAACGTCATCTTTAGCAGGCTTAGGGTACACAATAATCTTAGCGTCCCCTTTGTTGTCTACGCCGTCAAACGTGAAGTACATAGGAGAACCAGAGACGGGCTCTTGCATCGTGTAACAACGGTCCATCCAAGCTGGCGTACGGTACTCCATGTCCCAGTTATCTGTGTCGTTGTACGCATAGAGAACCTTAGGGTCGCTCCCTGCGTCAACCATAGAGTAAACGAAAGTACCTTCAACAGTTTCCACAGTCAACGTGTTACGTAACGCAGACCAGTCCCAAGCATCCTCAATTATGGATTTAGCATCGTTAACAAAATCCCCAATCATCTTGCTGTACGTAGTAGACTGTACACTAGAGACTTCTTCTTCTCTGAGGCGTCTAAGCACGTTGTTTACTATGTTTAAGTACGTCATGTTAGCATCCCGCCTCCGTTGTTTTGTGGTTTCTTGGGTTTAAACACTTGCGCCAAGAAGTCTGTAATAGGGAACTGATTTGCGGCTAGCAACTGAGGGTCACCGCCCATACCAATAGGATTAGTGTTAAACATGCCTTCTCCCATTGACGATCTACGGCGACCACCACCGCCACCACCACCACCTCCCGTGGGGTCATCAGGAGGCACTACTGTTCCTGAACAACATTCGTCCCAGAGCGCCGCCTCGTCTGGACTAGTTTGGGCATCAGGCCTAGGGGCGTCGCACTCTACGAGAGTACAATCAGTCTCACCACCGTCGGGATCTGGGTCTACTACTGGAGTGGAACAACACTCGTCCCAAGCTACTCCTGCCTCTCCTTCGGGCCTAGGAGCGTCACACTCCACTAGTGTGCAGTCAGTGTCTCCGTCTTCACCATCATCGTCCCCGTCACCCACATCAGTAATGGGGTCCGTAGGACACTTACCGCCCTCGTAATCCTCTGGGAACGATCCATCAGCGCACTCACTACACCCACTTTCTACTGTGGCGTTGTTGTCACATGTCTGATTATTAATTGTAACACATAGGTTTGTTTCGCTGTCTAGCTCGTACCCATCGTTACATTCGTCACTACAGGACCCATCGTCGTTCTGTGCGCGGTTAGGGTCTTCACAAGGCTCTACAGTAACAGGGAACGCTACACAGACACCGTCTTTATAAGAGCCTTTCTCCCCCTCGTCCGTAGTACACTGCTCGCCGTCTACTGGCTGGTTTCCGTTACAGTTAGGGTCTTCAGACTTAGGCGTACCATCTAGACAAGTAGTTTCTCCGCAACGGTCTATCCACTCCCTGTAGGCGGCTTGATACTCAAAAGTATAGCCGCCGTAGTCTTCTGTATTAGGCTGTCCCTCTTCACAACCGTTAGGAGAAGGCCCTGTAGTAGCAAGAACACACTCGTCTAGCTCTGTGTCCAACTCGTACCCTGATCGACAGCTATCAGAGCACTCTCCAGTTTCCGTTACTAGTCTATTAGGGTCCTGACAGGTTCCATCAGTACCACCGTCTGTACCATCGCCTGTGCCGTCATCTTCACCCTCACCGTCCCCGGTCCCATCAGAGACAACACACTCTCCGTCAGCGTTAAAAGTGCCTTGAGTCCCATCTTCGGTATTACAGGGCTGTCCCTCTTCAAAGAAAACTTCGTCTTCACACTGAAATGTAATATCGTTCCAAACCTGTCCTTCGGGACACTGCTCTGTTACACCCTCGACACAAATACCGTCCACATCTGGCTGGTAACCGTCGATACACGGGCCACACTCTGTACCTGTTGTTGCTCCCGCTACTTGCTGTCGGTTTACTGAGGAGCAGTCAAAGTCATCAGAGGGCTCCTGCACTAAAGTAGGGTCTACAGTGATTGTAGTGTCTGAACTGTCCCCGCCCCTGTCAGTAGTGTAAGAGCCTCCTCTGGAAGGGTCTGTCATCCAGTCCCATAACTTATCGTACCACTCATCCGGAATTTGGTTTAGGCCTCCAGAAATTAGGTCCCACATTGCGCTGGAGCCAGACATTTCTTCAAAACCTGCTCTAGCAAACTCCTCAAAACTGTCGAAATACCTTACTGTACCGTCATATCTTGTTGCTATTACTGTGCCGTTTGCGGCTACGTCAATTTTGTCGAAATCTTTTGTGGTGTTAGACCACCACTCGCCGCCTTTTATGTTTTGCTCTACAAACTCGTTAAAAGAGCCTCTTATTTTGTCAATTAAGCCGCCGTCTTCTCCAGAACCGTTTAAATACGCGTAAAGTTCTGTGTCTTCTCCCAGAAGACCACCAAAAGAAAACTTTGCGTTAGGGTCTGTAATAGCCGCGAACAAATCAGAACCGACGGCAGTAGCGCCTCCTATGGCCCCTGCCTGAAGAAGCTGAACAAAGTCTAGCTCCCCTGTCAAAATAGCCTGCTGAACTAAATCAGAAGTTGCAGAAGAAACAGCGGCTCCGGCGGCTCCAGATAATCCCGCTAGGCTTGCTACTTCGCCCCCTAGTCCAGCACCTAAGGCACTAACCAGTACGCTCTCTACGGTCACATCGCCGCCCAGAACACCCTGAATACCAGAGGATACTAAACTACTCGTGGCGGCTGTAGCACCCGCAGAACTCATCCCCAGAGTACCTGTGAAGAAGTTGTTTAGCACAGAACCGATAGAACCGTTAGCAACCCCCCAAGTTGCCGCCGCAGTTACCACTGATGTTATTAAAGCACCGGCGTAATCTGCGATTCCGGGGTGGTCATCTACCTTGAACGTCTTAGTGAAGTTAGACCCGTTAAACTCAAAAAGATCACCATCATCGTTCTGAAAAATGACAGGTATGTTGTGACGCTCAATGAGTGCTTGATACTCTGGGTTTTCTCGGTACGCTAGCCATCCTGTGTTGGTTTGGTTAGCAACTAGCCTGTCGTACTGTTCAACAGTTATCTGACCACGCCTTAGTTGCTCAATGTAGTTATAGATTACTCCTGATTCTACAATGCGCTCCCAGTTAGTAATTAGCTCTGGAAGTTTACCCTCGTCAATTAAGTTCTGCTGGTCTTCTATGTACGCAAAGTACTTATTAAAGTCATCTCCGAAAGCTTCTTTAAAGTACCCCATGCCTTCATCGGCGTTCCAAGCGGCCCTTATTTCAGCTTCAGTAAAATACCCTCCAATTTGATATCGGAGTTCACGACTGCCCCCGCCAGACATTCCTAGCTCTTTTGGGGGTTGCCAGAAGTACTCTTTAGCCATATACTATTTCCCTCTCAGATCAGGAATCTTCAGGTGCAGGCATTGTGCTGACTTCTGGCTCTACAGCGTCAACCAACTCTTGAAACTGGTCAATGATGTCTACCACAGCTACCTTGAGCTTGTCACGTAGTTGCTCCACGGTTGAATCAGGATCGTCTACAGCATCCCGTAGCTTCATAAAGGCTCGTATGATCTGCAAGGAGTCAACTACGGGAGAGCCGTCTTGAATGACCCTTAGCGCCTTGACGCTTCCGCTTAGGTGGCAGTCTTTGAATTTCTGGCCGGCTCCACCAAGATCCATTTTCCCGCTGTGAGATGATGCGTTTCCATTCACATCACATGGGACAACATTCACGCCGTTGGTACCGAAAGATAACCCGCCGCCGACAGAGCCAATAAATTTTTGACCTGAGTAGACAGTGCCGCTGAAGTGGCCCCCTCGCCATTGCAAAGAGGGACTGCCTAAGTCATAAGCAGCAGTCGTATTTGGAATGTGGTGGCTTGTGGTTATGTTGCCGGTGAACGTGGCGTCTCCGCTGGAGTCGATGGTCATTCTTAGTACGCTAATACTGCTGCCATCACTTGTGGTGACTTGGAATGAACCTGCGTCTACCCTCAATGGGTGGTAAACCTGATTAGCCCTGTCAAAACTGATAATGCGGCTCGTTAAGTCTAAAGGTTCTAACTCAATAGCTACCTGCGACGGGTTCCAAACAGACAGGGGTTTTGGAGGAGTTGCCGTGCCGATGCCAACGTTGCCTGTCTTAAAGATAAAGTCTCTGTCAGAGGCGTTTGGGTCGAACTCTATCCCAAGGTCAGTGTGAGTGATTGTTGCGGCATAACCCTGTGTTGCTGTGCTGTCGATGGTAATGCCAGAGGTGCTGGCGCTAGCGGATGTTGCCGCAAGTATGCCGCCATTGACTGACAATGGCTTTTGAGGGTCACCCGTGCCGATGCCGACGTTGCCGTCCTTAACAATCACGGCGTCGTTAGGCGACCACTTGTCACCCGCCCAAGTCGTGATCTGGCCGTCAGCAGTGCCCTCTTCAATGTTGGCGTGGATCTCAGAGTCTACGGCTACCCACTTCTCACCGTCCCACTCCCAGCCTTCGTAAAAGTCTCCCACAGAAGGGTTAGCAGGGAAGCCCATTGCATTTCTCGTGTTCATTCTGCTTCCTCCATCGTGGATACTTCAGGCTCTG